GTTTTGTGTTTTGTTAGTCATTTAATGTCCCTCCTTTTTGGTGTGCACTACCGCCTAACCTTCTTTGCCATCGGAACGAGGATCGTCTTGTTTTTTAACTCCCATTCGCCTTCTTGGAATATGCGGATCTCGCCTTGAAAAAACATCGACTCCTCGTCTTTGTCCTTGATAGTAAATGTGACTCTTGCCGCACTTTTCCCGCTTTTGCTCAAAGCATTTCCTTTGCTTGAGTTGCTTTGTTTCATTAAGCCAACCATCCCAGATTGCTCGTCAATGCCAGGAAGAAATGTATCCTTCAGTTTCCACCCAATCTCATCAAGCGTTTTGTTGCTCAAGAAAAACGAAAGTTTGTTTTGGCTCTTGTTTATCCTCACGTCATACTCGACTTTTTTTGTCGTCCTCGTCTTCACATCAATCAACTTAAATGCCATAGCTCTCCCTCGATGCTTTCATAAACCTACTCAGTAACCCTGTAAACATTTGCCGCAACGCCAGTCACCTTGCATTGCCGCTTGCCGACGATCTCAACCTCGCCGCTTTTCACCAATTCTGCCGCTCGCTTGCGGATCGATTCGCGTAGCGTATGGTCACCCGTCGCATGCCAGGCTGCTTCGTTGGCCGTCGACTGGCCGAGCTCAACCAACGACTGAAGGAACATCCGCCGCAGCCTAGTGAGCGAGGGCTTGATATGCTCCGCCGCTAGCTGACTGGTATCCGGGTCGCTGCTGCGAGCCGCGGCCCACGAGAATAAGTCTTGGCTATTCATCGCTTCCCCCGATCAGACCAGCGATGTCGATCGGGTCGGCCTTGATCGGTTGCGATACGGCAAACTGCTCGTCGTCTCGCTCGAAGGCTTGCACAATCTCAGCCGAGAGCGGTATCCACTTCGAGGCTCGGCGGAATACCGTCTTCTTCGCCATTTCCGCGAAGTCAGTCACCCACGGCCCGGAGTTACCAGCCCGCGACCGTTTGCGAATCGCCTCGATTTCATCGCGGCTCATCAACTCGCATTTGATGGCACCGTTGACCAGCTTGATGTAGGCATAAGCCCCGACAATCTCACCGGCGGAAGTCGGCTTGCCTTCGTTGCGGAATGCCCACGGCGTATGCTGTTTCACCTCGCCAAGGCTGAACTCGAACAGGTCGCCCTCGCGGATAACGTCGCAGTGAATCGAAAGGATCTTTTCCGATCGATAGGCAAGAGCGACGATGCCCTTATAGTCCAGGACCAGCGTACACTCTTTGCCATACGGGATCAGGTGAGCATGCCGGCCATCTGGCTCTAAGCCCCAGGCCGATAAGTCGAGGAGGCATCGAAAGAAACTTTCCGGCGTACACTCGGCAAGCTTCGGCACTCTGGCCAGGCAGGTCGTCGCGATCCTCGCCATACGCTCCGCCGTCATGTGCTGCGGCAACGCTCGGCCAATTTGCTCAAGCATCGACGGGGCGGCCAAGTACTCGCGAATGGAATGTTTCTTGGGTTGTTCGGTTGTAATTGCGTTCATGGTTTTCCTTTAGTTAAAAAGACTGCTGCTCATCGACTTCTTTTCCTCATCCATCAGGAATTTTGCTGCCCACTCAAAGTAGGATTGCTTCAGCTCAACGCCGATGAACTTTCTTCCAGCTTGAAGGCTGACAACTCCTTCACTGCCGATTCCAGCAAAGGGGCTTAGAACTACGTCGCCTTCGTTCGTCCAGAGTTCCAGGCATCGCTCGATAACGTCAAGCTGAAGCGGGCAGATATGGCGATCGTCGGCTTCTTCGCGAGCCAAGCGACCGTTGAGCGTTCGGCTCTGGTTAATGTCCATCCAGACAGGGCTGGCGTACCGCTGCCAAACGTCGATACTCAGGTCGCCTTTGTTGTCGAATGTCGATTGGTCGCCGACAAACCGATCGAACCTGCCAGCGACCGGCTTTTCATTTTCGCCGCTCTTGCGAAAGGTGCAGACGTAATCGGGGATTCCTTGGCGTGAACGGCAACTGTCTTTCGTGACTTGCTTGTGCAACAGGCCGAGAGCCTTGGTCCGTTGCATGGCCAGCACTGGGTCTTTCCATATGCAGACCTCGGAGTGGTAGACAAACCCACTAGCCTGCATTGTGCGGATGATTTCGCCTCGGAAGTCGCGGATGCCGATGTATCCGTTGTTCTGAATCGTGCTGGGCAAGTTCATGCAATGGACGCTCACCAGCCTGCCCGGTCGTATCAGCCGGAAAAGCTGGTCAGACAAAAATCGATAGTGAGTGAAAAACTCTTCGTCCGTCTCACAGTTGCCCATATCTCGCTCGCTGTCGCTGTAGACGTACAACGAAGCAAAAGGCGGGCTGAATATCGAATAATCAATAGACTCGTCTGGTAAGCCTTTCAGCACCTCGCAGCAGTCGCCGCGAAACAAATGCCAGCTAGTCCCTTGTGTTTGATCAATTACCTGCACGCTTCCATCCCCTCTAAAAAACTAGGAACCTGAATTGATACCGTCGGTCGATACTTCTGCTTTAGCATGTCGCCGTTCCACTCAATGCCATTGCTTTGAGCCATTGCTTGAGCCATGCCCGATTGCATGACGGCGTGGTCGCTCTCCTTACGTGCAACTGCCGACTCGATAGCACTGTCGCTGTCCGCAATGACTATGTGAACCTTAACTGGCTTGGACTGACCAAATCGCCATGACCTACGCACCGCTTGATAGTAGGCTTCGAATGAGTAGCTAAGGCCGGCGAAAATCTGCGTATCACAGTGCTGGTAGTTCATACCAAAGCCGGCAATGGATGGCTTGCTGATCAGGATGCGGAATGCTCCGTCGGCAAACCCAAGAAGCTTCGATTCCTTGTCTTTGTCGTCGCCTCTTACTTCAACCGCATCTGGCAAATGAGTTACCAGCTCGTCTGCCTCGTAGTTCGTGTCGCACCATATCAGGACTGGACCGCTCGCCTCTTTTGCAAGCTCGGCAGCCCGCTTGCATCGTGCCGCATTTGTTAGGCGTTTTTCTTCGTGCATGGTCGTTGCACTTATCCCAGCTGTATTGAAAAGCATTCCAGTCGGAGCGTCGTCAATGTCTGGCGTTACATGATGACGCTCGATAACTAGATCAGGGAGAACGTATCCTCGATCATCACCTCCGACATCAGAAGGCCGACTGATGCAGATTGCCCACTGGCTAACCCAGAGCCAGAAATCCTTTTCGGCATGTCCACGCAATCGCCATTTACTAGTATCGCCGCTGTCGTGCACGAAGTATCGGTTGAGCATGTCGACTGGCTCGCAAATCCCAAGAAACTCGGCATGGTTGCCCAGCTCCATGTGATCGTTTGGGGCCGGTGTCGCCGTGCATGCAAGCCGAAACCTAGTGCCACCGTAGCTGTCTCGCAGTAGTTTTCTGGTTACCGAGTTCATCCCCTTGAGAATCGATGACTCATCCAGTACGACGCCACAGAAAACAGACGTATCGAACTTGTGAAGCTTTTCGTAGTTGACCAAGTTGATGCCGTTCACAATTGCATCCTGACTATCCGCAACAGCGACCTTGGCTTGGATGCCAAACTTTTCGGCTTCTCGTTTGGTCTGGCTGCGAACGCCGACTGGGCAATGGACAATCACTGGTTGGCCGCAATGCTGGTGAACCAGCCTTGCCCATTCAAGTTGCTGCAGAGTCTTCCCAAGTCCGCACTCTTCGAACAAGGCAGCCCGGCCACGCTTAACTGCCCACTGGACCGCTCGTTTCTGCCAGTCAAACAGATTCTTATTTAACTTGTTGGCAGCAACATCAAATCCAAAGGCATTGACGCTGCGTCTTTTGCTTTGAATAAACGTCTCGTAATCCATCGCTCCCTCGCTAGTTAAAGTAGTATTTCGGCAGGCTCAGCACGTTCACGCCTTTGGCGTGGTCGCTCGTCCAATCGTTGTGCTCGGTGCGTGTCCGAAGCTCCTCGATCAGTTGGCAGACTTCGGCCAAGCCGGTATCGACTGCGACTGCATCCAGTTCATAACAAGCCGCGATATACGGCTCGCTGGTGGAGACGCAAGCAAAGACAAACCGAGGGCGAACGCCGTACAGAAGCTCGACAGCCTGGCTATACATCGCCGCTTGGCGGTGGTAGCCGTAGTTCGCGACAGATGACGCAAACGCTCTCGGAGAAACGTCGCTGGTGGTCTTAACGTCGAGGATCAGCGTCCGCGAGTGATGCACCAGGTCCAGCTTGCTTTTGCACGGCGTGTCGAACAAGTCGAAGGTTAGCTCAAGCTCGACATCACACTGAGAGCGGAATACCTGCTTGCACTCGCCATGATTCGTGACAGCCTCCGCCATTTTCATGCCTTGCTCCCACAATTCATAGTCGATGAGTTCTTTGCCTTGATGCTCGCAGACAATCCTTTCGTAGATCGCCTTTCCATCCTTGGTTCGCCGGTCGACTTTCGGGACGCAAGCGTACTTGTTTGGCACCGTCTCGGGCTCAAGAATCAAAGCGTGAACAAGGCTGCCAAGCTTCATTTGCGGCGTCGGCTGCCGCTCATCCAGGCCGAGAACATACCGGCGGTGGTATAGCTCTGGCGATTCCTTCAGCAGGCTCAGCATCGAGTTGCTAACTCGGGAATGATCGCTGTAGTAGTTCATGCTGCCACCCCGATCAGGAAGCCAATCAGGCCAGCGGTGAGGCTGATCATCAGATACACCGACACAACATCGCCGCGTGTCGGTGGCGGTGCGACCTTTAGCAACTCCTCGCAGCTTTCATAGCAATCAGTCCAACCGTCTCGCCAGCCTTCTTGGTAGTCTTGATTTCGCGTCATCGATCTTTTATTCGCTAGTGCGACCATCTTTGATCCTCCCCATTGCCTGTTGAACTTGCTTCAAAACTTCGTTTGGTACTCGGCCATGCGTTCGCTTTAGCTCGAGATACGCTCGCCTCTCGGCCTCTTCCTTTGGCAGCTTGCCATCATGTTGCTGGATCGCCGCTCGCTCGTTCCAAAGTTCCGTTAGGTCCTCGTCCGTCATCCTCTTCGGCCAACTCCTCTCGAAGAATCTTGACCGCTGGCGGTGCGGTGATACCGAGCTGCACTCGTCCGCCGCGAATCGAAACGACTCGCAGTCGTATCCCGCCACCGATCAAAATCACTTCATCTTCCTTGCGACTTAGCACTAACATCATCGATCTCCTTATCTGGTTAATCTGCTAGAAACTTCCTGTTAGAAACTGTGATTTTCGTCGTCTTGATTTCCTCGACGGGCTTAGCCTTGGTCGTGTCCCACTCCTTCGAGTCATCTGGATGGAAAAGCTCGTAGCCTTGCTCGACCCGCTGCCGAAGGACTTCGATCTTTGCTTCGCTGCCGATTGGGTGTTGCGTTGGCGTGCCAAGTCCGCGAGGAACGAAGTCCTCGTCGTGTCCCTTTAGAAGGATGTCTCTTGCCACCGATGGATAGAGCCTCTCGGGCTTAAACGTCGGGTCGCCCTGTGCATGCAGCCAGCTGTCGTATGCTGCCGATGCAACCCAGACGTAGTTAAGCTTCTTTCGACCCTCGACGCGAAGCCAGCGTTTCTGCCGGCATTGCGTGATATAGCTGATCGCTTGCCGAGCGTCGCAATCCATGAACTTCTGAACGTCCTTGACCGTGATTCCGGCATTGCCTCGCATCTTCGCGAGTACCATGATCTTTGGATACTTGCCGATCTTTTGCATTCCGTTGACGCTGATCATCATGTTCGCCTGACTCAGACCTTACCCCGAATCACGCGAATCGGGTACGCAAGCCATCGCCGAAAAGAGTCTGTTCCGTAATGCAGACGCCCCTTGCGGAACCACTGGAACTGCCAACGCCCACGCCACTTTTTAATCTTTGGAAACATCTATGACCCTCCTGAGAATCAGTAAACCCTTTGAGTGTTCTTCGCACCTTGCCGTTGGTTCGTCTTCCCATCCCGGTTCGGCTGTCCCTGGGATCGGTTCGCAATCGTAGACGGCTTGCCTGTCGCATCCGTTACGCTCACACATCATTGGTAATGGTTCTTGCATTGCGTCACTAAAGCAGGCGAACAAAGGATTCAACCCAAGCCGCCGAATATCGTTTTCTTTGATGGAAGCCCAACCACGGCGGCTGGGTTAATCCAATCGTTCCACGGACCTACCGACGCCTATCGTGAACGTCAACAATCCAAAAATCCTCGTTCGGCTTGAGCCGCTTCTGAAACTCGTCCAGCGTCAAATGCGACTGCTCGCCGCCATGCTGCCGAATCTCTTGCAGCATCCAACGCTCCGCGTCGTCTACGCTGCTAAACAGGTGAACGCCATCCGTGAAACCTACGGTTTCCACGTAGACGACCACGGCGACCGTGCCCGTTGGGCACATCGCTTTGCACAACGCATCAATGCGTCGTCGGTCTTGGTCTGACAATTCAATCGTAAACGTGTTACTTGCCATCTTTGTCCTTTCCAAAAAACTTTCGCATTTGAGGATCTTCTTCCATGAAAACCTGGAAGCACTCTTCAAGAGACTCGCATTTAGCGTATGGGTCGTTTTCGTGCTGCTGTTTGATTTCATACTTAATCGAGTTGCACGCGACCTGATACCAGAACGCTTTGCGTTCGTATGACTTCGCGGCCCCTTCGTGGCCTTCTTCATCGAAAAACTTTTGCATCCTTACGTTGTAATCTCGCTCTGCTTCCATCTGCTTGAGCGATGTTTCCAAATCTTTAACGCTCTGCATCATTCTTCCCAAACGTCTTTGCCGGTTTGTTTCTGAAACTCACGATCCACTTTTGCGACTGGCCGAGACTTCGACCGTCGCGTGTAATACTTCTCGCTTCGCAACTCTTCCCAATGCTTTTGGTCTGTCACCGACCACACCGAAAACGGCGGCGGTGTTTGACCTCGCATGATCGGAAACGGCGTGCCTTCCCAATGTCCAACCAACACCCAGAAGACGACAGGCCGTGGAACAATGGGTTGTACCGAAGTCGCGGCCAACGTTTTTTCATTTTGCATAGTCTTTTCTCCGCGACTCGGTAAACCCAAGCGATCACTCCTAATTTCCAAACGGGCTTTGGCACCGTGCCGCCGCCCGCCGCAACGAGCCAGAAAAGCTTGAAAACACTCTCGCTGCGTTTATGAAGTCGCCCAGGAATCGAACCTGGCTCCCAACTGCTGGTGTAAACCGTGGCGGATCGACCTCGCCTGCGTTGGGTCCGATGTTCCGGCGAGGCACCAGCCCCGCGACCTCAGTCTCAAAACCACGCCCGAACCCAATCCCTCGGACTCATCATGTGAACGGGCGGAAACTCCTACTTGGCCATACTGGCCAGAAGAACAAACTCGATAATGCCAATCGGAAAGAGTGCGAACAAAAACGCCAAATCGATAACGTCCATTCGTCTAGTCCTTGTGGTGTGCAGAGTGCGACCACTGAGCAAGAATGCTCAAGAGTCGTTCTTTAGTGATCGCAACCAGTCGCCTTCGACAGCTTCTTGATTGCGGTGGTAAATGTATCGGCTACCTAGAACAATATCAAGAGGTTATTTTGAATTTTTCTTTCCTGGGTTTCCTCGAGGACGTCGCTCCCTCAAATAACGATCGCACTCTGCCTTTGAAAAAAGCATATAAAGTCCAATCCTTTTTGATGGTTTCATCAGCCCTCGTTTGACATACTGTTGTACTGTATTTTCAGACAGCCCCATGTATTTTGCAGCCTCGCGGGATGTGTAAAACACGTCGTGCTTTCCTTGAATTGTCATTTTCATGGTTCCTATTGTAGCTGCGTGACGTACAATACAAAACAAAGAAAAGCCGTCACGGGTCGAAGATGACCGAAGAACGACGGCCAAACAACGATGTCATCTTTTGTGTAACCTCTAGCCGGGTTTTCGAGCTGCACTATCTCGACCCAGCCATCCCGCCGACCCAGTCGTATTCCGGATGGTATGCCAACTGAGGCAAATTGTCACGGTAAATAAATTCCCGAAAATTCCGTTCTCGTGTCGGTTTTTGTGTCTTTACTTGTGCTCGTTTTTCGATATAAATATAGGACACAAGCGACGGACAGGCCGCCGCGGGAAACGAAAAACGGGAGTCGGCTAACTTTACCCGCCCGCCGCCGGGATGGGCTCCGGCTTTTCAAAGGTTAATTTATGAACAACTCAAGCTTTGAAGTGTCAATAAAGTTTGAAATCAATGAACACAAAGTATCGATGTCGTCCGGTTTGGATTATGAAAAATCAAGTGGATCTTCACACCGAGGTTTTGTTTTTGGCAATTGCGTCGTTGAAGTTCTCGAATCATTAAAGCCGCATTTTGAAGGCGATGAGTGGAAAAGTTTTTTGCTTAGTTTGTCGCAATTGAAAGAGAGCGAGAATCACTAAGTATGGCTTATCAACACGCCAGCCGCCGGGATTGGCTCCGGCTTTTTAATGGGGACAAATCATGAGCTATAGCAAAGCTTGCGAAATACTAGGATTCACCACGCCCAAAAGCTTGGAGCAAAACGCAGCCTTGGCAAAAAGTCGGCTACAAACGATGGCTGTCGGCTGCCCGCTTCGCTACGGCGTTGCCTGCTTGGTTTTGATTCGTGCTGCGGAGCAAACCAAATCATGAAATTAACCGAACTTATCCGCGATCTCGAAGCCTATCTCGAGCTGGGCGACGATACCGAAGTCGAGCTGCTCGCCGAGATTTCGACCGGCAAACCAACACAGATTATCGGATTAGTTTGCCCGCAAAAGCTTGGGCAGTCCAAAGGCGATGAGCCAGCAACCGTATATATTGTCGAAGGAGCAACAGAATGAGCGACCGCATCGAACGCATTGCCAGCCGGATCAAGACACTTGGCCAAGCCGCTAGGCTGTGGGATTGGATCGACCACCAGGACGAGCCAGAGCAACTCTGGGCCGCGATGGCCAAGGCGGCTCCCTGGTGTTTTGCTGACCCGACCAAGCCAAACAGCCTACGAACAATTCGAGGTATCTAATGCCACGACCACCGCACCCAACCCGGCCATTTGAGCCGTTGCCGACTCGAAACATCGGACGCATTTCGAACGAGGACTGGGAAGCCTACAAGGCGGCCGCCTACGCCTCAGGAAAAACGCTCAGCGAGTGGATCAGGGAAACGCTAACGCGAGCGGCTAAACGGCAGGCAAAGGCTTCAGAACAGGAATAGCCGGCTGGTATAGGTCGCACCGACCGGGCTGGCAGACGACGATTTCGCGAAATGGCACTTCGTCTGAGCTAAGCTTGCTTCCGTCCAGCAGGTTGATGCCAAAATACTTGGCCGGCTGGTAGGCAGTACAAAATGCCGGCTCTGTGGCTGCGGTTGGCCGAATTAGCCGCGTGCATCGATACACTTCTCGCTCCCCGTTGCAGCCACAGTCTAGCCTTCCAACCTTCTGGCCTCGGTGGACGCACGGTATCGGGGCTGAGTGCACTATCGACTTACGGGTTGTCTTTACCGTCGCTGTTGGTAGCCGTTTCTCTACGTATGGAACTGGCGATGGCAAACCTTGGCCGCAGCATTTAGTCCGACCGAAGTTGCCTGTTCGGCTTAGATAGGTTCGCTGGCAGGTCGGGCAGATTGCTTGGAACATTTTACACCAGCGGCAAAAGCTCGATGGTTACGGTGGTCGCTTTGCAAATGTCAAAATAGCCAGTGGTTTGGGCGTTAGCGTAGGTTGTGAGTTCGCTGAGTTTGAATGAGTCAGCTTGTCTATCAATGTTCGGCTTGCAGGTCGTCGCCCCGGCTTCCTGGCAGCCGTCCCAATTACAGCCGAAAGTGCCGTCGCTCAGCGTAGTGTCGCCAGTCGGTTGTAGGATCTTGATTCGCCGCGAATCTTGGTCGCACATATCTGGATTGTAGTTCGTCGAGTAGTCGCACTTATAAACGTTGCAACCAGGTTGTCCGTGCCCGATGCTGTCGGCAAGCCCAAGCCTCGTTATCGACTCATCTTTTAAGTAAAACTCGAAGAAGCCAGATGCGTACTCAACGTCGTCAGCCGGCGACTCAAACGTTAGCTCAACCGGATCATACTGAATCTCGCACCAATCTACCTCGACCGTCTTTGACTGGACGGTTGTCTCATCGTCGACTGGTTTTGTTGTGCAAATCCCTTCGACAAACGGGTAGGCATACTTAACATCGGTGCAACCAGTCGCGTCGTTTTCCATACTAGGGCAAGGGTCGGTATCAACGTCGCCATTCACAATTACCGATGAAATTCCACAAACATCGTCAAGCTCGAGCATTGCTCGGGTGATTCGTGGCTCCCCGTCGTTGTAGGTGCACGAGTCAACTTGCGTCCAAGTGTAAGTAGTTTCGGCTACGATGTTGACCGTCCAGGCTCCTTCGTGGATCTCAAACGGGCAGCACTCAAACGCATCGCAAACATACTCAGAAAATTCTTCCAGTTCCCAGTCGATGTTGCAAATCTCAAGCGTATAGAAAAGCACCTTGCGATTGATAATATCGACGGTGACATCCGTTGCGGTGATTGTGATTTCGGCATAGACGACGGTGATCGGCGTATATCGCTGGATCAGCTTTACGCCAGTAGTCCAAATGGCTGTAGATGTGGTCGTGCTTGCCGGCGGTTCGCACTGCCCAGGGCAATCGCCAGTCTGTCCGTTCTCGTCGGCGTAGGCACAGTCTGGCTCGACGCCGCCTAGCAAATCCGGCCCAGGTGCCTCACAGTCCCAGCACGTGCAATAGAGAACCTTGCAAGTCGAGGTAGCTCCGTCGCAATCAAGAGCGTTAACAGTCTGCCACCATTCAATCGTCTCCGACTGAGTTACCGGAGTACCAACAGAAACAGCCACCGGGAAACGAATTGTCCTTGAACAGTTTTGACCCTGAAAGGATCTTGTGTCGGGAAGCTTGACGATCTCATCGCCGGCCGTCAAAGCTGGGTCGGGATCGACGATAACCGTGAACTGATTTCCTGGATTATTGACGGTCGCAATTGTGTAGGTGACGCTATTGATCTGAACTTGCTGGCCAGCGGTGAACGTTGTCACTCCGTCGTGAGTGATGGTCAGCGTGTCTGTCCCGCCGTTGTATGATGTTGACACGACCTCGGGCCGAATCAACAAATCGTCATAGGTGCAATTTCCGCAGTCGGTGTTGACAGTGTACCGATAGCCTCTGATCGGCAAACTGCATGAAACGCACCCGCAGCAGTCGCAGCCAGGATTGTGCTTCTTCAATCCCATCAGGCACCGCAGTCTTCAAGAATGATGACCCACTTTCCGCTGCCGTACTCGCGAGCCACAAAGATATACTTGCCAGTATCGACCGATGATGACGCCACGTTGTAAACGTCGATTTCAGCGGCGTCCGCAAAGTCTTCTATCTCTTCAGCTACTCCAGGCTCGCCGGGAATATATTTGAGGGTAGCCTTGCCTTTTCCGGCTGTCGTAGTGCTTCGAGCGGTGATCGTCTCAGTTACATAGGCGATGTGGAGACGCGGAGCGGAAGGGTTGAATTTTCCTCGCATCTGCCCTTCAAGTACGAAGCCGCTTCGGCGTAGATATTTGACAACATCTAGCACCATCTTCGCAGTTGCCGGATCATACGCTCCGATCGAAACGTCTTCCATTAGTCCTCAAACGCCTTCACAATGCACTTACAGCTTGCGGTATTTGCTTTCATGTAAAGCGTTACGCTCGGCTCAAGGCGAAACAAAGCGAACTCGTTCGCTTCAAGCCGGCCACCGTAAACGCCTGTTGAGAAACCCCATTGCACATAATTTGTAGAGTCGATGTTTTTTAGGTAGCACCATCCTTCAGTACTCAACTCTGGAAACGTGAAAGACTCTTCCGACGTTCCGATAGTCACATAGCCAGGAGTCGGGCCGCCAGACGCGGCTTGCGTGAATTGAAGAGTACCAGTTGAGATGCTTTCGTTTAGGTTTCCGTTTGTTACTCGCAAAGATGCCGAGACTGTGATTTCGTTTGCCATGTTAAAGGAGTCCTAAGGCGTTGTAGGGAAGGCTGCCGTATCGTTGAACTTCAAGCCAGAAGGCGTTTTCTTTTTCAGTTTCTTCAGTGCCGTCTTGTTTTAGCAATACTGGACGCGTCATCGGCTCGCCAGCTTCATCGAGGGCACGTATTTTTTTGTTATCTTTTTTGATGTAATAGCCCTCGTGGCGAACTCTGGCATACCACGCTTTTGCGGGAGTTGTTCGGTAGGGATAGCGAAATTGAATTGATGCCGAGACATCCCATATTCCGCCGTTCTGCGAAGTCGCACTGTATGCGATGAGCCGTCCTGTTCCTGGTGGGTAGCCAAGAAACGTATCTGAGTTCGTCGAATGCCGATAAGCGTGAACAGCCGACGGTGAAAATGCTAGAAACTTGCGTTGAATTGTGACGACCTGATCGGCAATGTTCATTGTCACGCCTTCTATTGCTTCATTGAGCACGGTGACAATTGGATTCCCGTTCCAGTCCTCATCGATTGCTTGCTCGCTTTCAGCATCGCTCCAGGTGATATTTACCCCGCCGAAGTCGTTGTTTTCACCGCTGCCGCCTTGTCCGGTGTAGTTGATTGTCATCAAGTACATAATCGGCGAAACACGTTCCACGCTAGCCGATGCCGCATAAATATACGGAAAGTCGTCGCTGTATTGCGATCCCATTGCAGGTAGCCCAGGAGCGGCGTACACCTCATACAACGAGGTCTCTGGAACTGCCTCGACGACAATCTGATAGCCGACCTCAACGCTGACTTCGTCGGCACTTACAGAAGAAGAGAATCGCGACCACATTTTGTGAACGTCTAAAACAGCCATTTTATTTTATGATCTTAACTCCAAACTTCTTCTCTTCTTCTTTCGTTTGCTTGTGCAATTCCTCAAGCTGTTTCTTTTCAAGTTCTAGCTGTTGTTTTGTAGCTGTCCGATATGTTTTGGTGTATTCATTGAAGACGATTACCAAGTCTTCGACTGGCTGCCTTACTCTGCCTCTTGTTAGAAGTCGAGACTCAACAGCCTGAAGGTCAGGAGTTGCATTCGCAATGATTGCTCCACGACGATTCTCTAAAGCATCAAACATCGCGTTTACTTGGCTGCGTTGCGTTTCATTAACTGCAAACTTCAACGCGTCCTCTCTTTCTTTTTTAAGAGGATCAACGCCTCCTGGTTTTAATTGAGCTGCTATTCCGCCGACAATGTCCTGGATGATCAAGTCGTTAATTTTAGATCTTATGTTTTGATCGTTTCCCGCGGCCCTTAGCATATCTTCGTATTCTGCAGCTTTAGGGCTGGTTGCAGATGACCTTATGCTCTGATTCAACTTTTCGAGGATTCCAGGGATCTTGTTCCACTCTGGAACATCTATTGCAGCTTTTGCTCCAGCGGATCCAGAAAAGCCAGGATCAAACTTTCTTCCGGCGGCATCTATTTCTGAAGGCGATGGCAGCCGCATGCCAGGAACCATTCCTATTCTTTCAAGAAACCTTAAAACGGAATCTTCAGCAGAACTTAGCCTTTCTCCAAGCGTCATCCAGTCACGCTTCATAAACCCGCTAAACCAGGAAAACGCGACAGCAACTTCATTAATTCCGTCGATTAAAGGCTGAAAGTCTATCCGTTGCATTTCAGATAGTGTTTCTTCTAGCCAATTCGCAAAAGCCTCTATCTGCGGTGCCAGTTCTCCGATAACCGCTGTTTGCATTCCGTCAAACGCAACGCCCATCCTTGCGATTGCGTCATTCATCGCACCGATAGCCTGTACGGTTTGTTCTGTTGCTCCTCCATGAAGCAACTTGAAAGCCTCCATCGATTCCGCAAATTGTTGACCAATCATTGCCGGAGATAGTTCGCCGCTGCTCTTTCCAAGAACCTGAGAGGCAAGAAGCGATCTCTGGTTCATGTTTGGAATGTTAGATAGGGCATTACGCAATTCTAAAAACTGGGCGATTGGAGATTTTGACGACATGCCAGCGGCGTCCAGCCCTAACAGCGAAAACGCACCTTGTCCCTGAAAGTTTTTGCCACTGGCAATTTCAGCAACGGTAACGCGAAGTTTCCGAAGAGAAGCAATTGCCGTTTCAAAGCTTACGTTAGCTGCCTCTTCCATGGCAAATGTGAAAGCCTGGACGTCGGCTACCGTTTCGCCAAGTCCAGCAGCTACGTCTGCTATTTGATCGATTTTAGAAGCTTCTTCAATAAACGGGCTGACAAATCTTGTAGCTGTACTTACGGCACGGCTAAAAAGATCAAGGCCGTCGCGAACGCCAGAAATCGCCAGCGACCATTTTTGAAGACCACTGTTTGTAGCCATTCCGCTAACTTTGGACGCAACGGAATTAATTACGCTGCTCGCGTTGTCGATTGCGTTTATGGCTATAACAACGTCAGACATCGCTAATCCTTTGTGATCTCGTCATTAATGATCGACTGCTCGCAGTTCAGCATAGACCACAAAGAGACAAACCAAGCAGACTGATCTAGCAGCCCGCCGGCAACTGGCAAGAATCCTTTTTCAGCATGGCTTGCCATGTTTACCGCTCTTGCTAGATAAGGATCGACAAACTTTTTTCCGCATGTTGTCAATTGAAAATAACCGTCAATGCAGTGCTGACAGCCAATCCCATCGCACATAGGACATTCAATATCCGCCGGCGTGTTCGGTCCGATTCCGCTTTGGCACTCGTCATAGTTGCATCTTTTGCAAGTCAGCCCGTTTCGGATGAAGGCGGCGACTCTAACTTTTTTCGCTCTTCTGGCGTTAAGCTAGCCTCCAGTGTTGCGTCTCCAATAAGCTCCCAGCACTCACGTCGAGTTAAAAGATTTTCCGCTTCGTCAAGTGTAAAGGATAGCCCGCCCATGTTTTCCCAGCCGGCCAAAACAATTTCCAACGCGTCACGAATTAAATTAGCTTTTTCCGCGTTGCTACTTTGCTTTTGAAAGTCGCTTGCAATATCGCGAAGCTTGTCATCTTCTCGCCCGCTCAGAATTCGAAGCTTGAAGGTTGGCGGCGGTTGCTTGTCTCGGTCAGTTTTCAAGACGTAGCTATAAGTTCCGCCGCTTTCTAATTTTCTTGGCATACGTTAGCTGTTATCCGTAAAGGTGATGGAAAACTCTCGGTCGTCTGTTTGTGCGTTGCGGTTGCACTGCCACTCAAGCTCGTCAGTTACTAGGCGGTTTCGGTCGCCTTCTTGAATGTTAATGATCTGGGCTTTAGGTGCCGCGAAGACAAACGACCCGTTTCCAGTAGCACTGGCTAGCCCGATCGATAGCGATGCCTCTAGCCTGGCAAGCCAGTTGGTGTAGCTTGGCCGCGTGGCAACTAGCTTTGCCTCTGGGTTGGCGGTAACCATCGGCTTGCGGTTGGTGATGAGTGCCGAGTGAAAGCCGCTGGCATCCGTGGCACATTCACGCATCATAATTTCGTTGCCGAGGTCGATGGTTGCCGTCTCATAGCAAAGAGCGATCGAGTTGAAGCTAGCCTGTACGCCAGCCGCCCGCAGTGGCATTTCAGCAGTCGGCGTTTCGAATCCAGGATAGGTCGGGTCGATGATTGCCGAGTCTGTAGGCGTCACCCAAATCCCGGTAAACGTCCACTCGATGGTAGCTCGCTTGCCAGTTGCCAAGTTGATCTTGAACGTGCCAGCAGCTCCGCGAATCGACTTAAACATACCGTCCTGATAGCAGCCAATCGTCAGCGTCTTAACGTCGCTGCCAGGTGCTGCCGTCTTTGGGTACCATACGCCAGTATCCTTGACCAATCCGCAAGCTGGGAAAAACGTCGTCACCCATGATGGATCGCCGGTGCCGTCCCAGCTTATGTCTGTCTTGAAGCTAGCAGTACCCTTGTACCCTCCAGGCACGCTTGCCAGATAGCCAAACGAGCCTTGCCCTTCTCGCTCCTCGAAGTCAATCTCGGGCTGGATCATGACATCGTAGGCATTGAATGCAGCCTCGCTAGCAGTCAGGGACTCAGCCGTCCCGACAGTCGCTTCGACTTTGGCGGCAAGCACTCTTTTTCGTTTTAGCAGCGTCATGATTTTCCCTTATATCTTGCCTTCCAATTCAAGTTCAATTTTGCGAATGCGACGATCAATTTCGTATGCGAACCGTTTTTTCGTTTCTTTAACAGTCGGTGCCAGGTGATTGTTTTTAGTAAATGCTCCGTACGCAGAAGGCCCTCGCAAGAGAATAATTGGCAGCCTTTTTTTGCCGAGTCTCTTAAAGGCGTGCCCCTTGAATCTTACTAAGGACACTCCAGGTTTTGGCCCCATAAACGCATGAGGAATCAAGATTGATTTTCCGGATTTTCTTACCTTGACTTTGACGCCACCATCTTTTTGCTCTGGCTTAAAATGCTTGATGCTATACCTGAAACCTTTTTTCAAAATGACTTCAGTTTGTGGCATTGCTGCCGTTGCCCGCTTTCCAATAATTCCTTTTTTTATTTCACGCTGAGTTAAATTCACCTCAATTGCAATTAGCTTAGCAATCTTGGACTTTGTCATTTTGGCCGTTTCATTGACGGCAACTGCTAGCTCTCTCTTTATTTTCTTTGCGTTGTTTTCTAGCAACGAAGAAAGCTTGCGGATCTTTTCTTTGTCAACCGAAATATTGATCATAGTCTCGTCGCGTAGGGATCTAGTTCAGAGACTCGGTATAGCACAGTTAGCGGCAGGTTTACGCCATCAATCCCGCCGTCGGCGTTGATAAGCTCTTTCGCCTTCCATGCCGCATCGATCGCGTTGCCATCAAAGGTATGCCAGGTAGCCGCTGGGATGCAGACCGCCTTTTGAACGTCGGCCGCAAACTGCGAAACCTCTTGATCAATCGCGGTGCTGCTGTTTTCGTCGGTAAGCAAATGGCAATGAATGTTGAACGTCAGCTCACGGGCAAGCCCGACTGGGTTGCCTGGATACATTAGTTCGTCAACTTCCACCGTCTCGCCCATCGTCAACACAATTTGCAAATGGTCTGGAGTAAAGTTGCCTAAGCGGGTCGGCCGTATAACCGATCGAACTTTGGTTTGATAGCTCGTGCTGCTAAGCATCAGTCGAAGCCGGCGATGTAGCTCGCGAGCGATTCGCTCTTCGACTGTATACGTCAGCGGCATTCGAGCACCAACATTCCTTCGTCGTGGCCAAGTAGCTTGAGGATAGAACGCTTGCTGGCCTGCTGACCGACCCTTACGGCGAACTCTAAGGCGTCGCCGCCAAGGTTTAGCTCGTGGCTTGCAATCCCAGTTTCCGAGTTGTTGGCAACGTGGATTTCAAACACAGGCAGGACAGAATCGCCATCCTCTGGCAGTACTGCAAGCTGTTCGCGAAGAACAACCGCATTAATCGTCCTTGCCTCGCCGGCACGCGGGTAGTACGTAACCGGCTCGGCAAAGTCGTCGGCGTTGCAGAACACGCTATCGGCATCAGCCTGGATCGTGTCGTGCAGCGTCATAATTATCGCTTCGACTCTACGCGAACGTAGTCGATCGTCACCGCGTCAATGTTGGCACTGGAGGTCTTCTGGATCTGGAAGAACGGTTGCAGGCTTCCGGTGGCTTCGCCCATGTCAAAGGTCGTCGAAGCTGCAACGCGATCGCCGTCGATGAAGAATCGGACGTCGTTCTTGCCGGCCGAAAAGTCGATGACGAACTCCTTATAGGTCGTCGCCAAAGTCTTGCCGGTTGCCTTGTCGTCCAAGTCCAAGACGTTGTCATCGGTCTCGACAACGACAGCGGTCGTCGAGGTCGCACCGACCATCTTAAACTGAGCATTGTTGGTAGTCGAGTCAGTGTCGTCAGCACGATTCGACTGCAAACCCCAAACGATCGTGGTGCCAGAGGTACAACCAGACACTTTGACGCGAGTTTCAAAGCGTTGAATGTTGTCGATGTCGAAGCAAAGCTTGTTACCAAAGTCCAAGCAGACGTTTTGAACTTCGCCAGTCGATTCCAGCGTCAAAGCCACTTCGCCAGTTGCCGAAGGAGTCACGCTTGCGTAGGTCGGAGTTCCACTGGAGGAGGTGTCGGTCACCTTCCAGAAGCCTTCGCCAACCGTTGCGGCGTACGTTTGACCGCCGAAGAAGTCATCCTCAAAAATCGCGAAATCTCGAATACCAGCCATTTTATTTGAACCTTTGTTGTGAGTTGTTGTGTTGCCGAAAAGCCCGCCGCCCAGTTAGGCAGCGGGCAGAGAGTTAGCCGTTAGATCAGGCAGAGTTGCGGAACAGGCCACGCCAATCGATGGCCTTCACGCCGAAGGTCTGGCGAACCTTGTACTTGTAGGTGTCAGTGGCGAAGTCCCACTCGCTCTCAAGAACTGGCGATTCCTCGCCGCTCAAGAAGCAAAGTTCGACGGTGTCGATCTGGGCTGGGTCGGCGGCCAAATACCAGTTGGTGGTTGAGGCACCATCAAGCTGCGGCTCAACGATCACATTGAGCGAGCGAGCACCGCCAGGGCCGTAGATGTTGGCCGTGTTGGCGTTACCAGCAGCACTTCCGCCGGCGGCAGGGTCGGCAGTCGAAGCCATCAACTGCAAGGCTTCCGCCGAGTAGTTGGCCGGCACAATCAAGAAGCGAGGCACAATGCCGAGAATGGCATCGGAGCTGATGCCCTTTTGCAGCATCATCTTTTCGAATCCAGTCGACAGCGTTGCAACCGCCGGAGCAGCAGCACTGCCCGAGGTGTTGTCGCCGGATGCGTGCGAAGAAGAGAACAAAGAGTAACCATCGCCCATGGTTGGGTTGCTGGTCAGCACCTCGTAAACCTTCTTATTCTGCATCCGCCGAGCAGCGTTGCCGTGCATGGCTGGGATGCGGCTGATGGCGTCGAGGTCATCGTTGACGACCGTTTCCCAAGACACGGTGAACAAGGCACCGTACTTTTGAACGCTGTAAGATTCCTTCGAATCGCCGACGCTCTTCTCGGGATACTCCTTGCCTTCCGGAACCATTTCCAAGTTTGGCGATTCGCCGAACCGGATACGGTTGATGGCCTTGAAGTCCTCAACGCTCGGAGCTTGGCGAGCCCATTGCGACCAAGAGTAGATCGCTTCGTCATAAGCAGCCAGCAACGTCTTGTTGGCGGCATCGAGCAGCAGGTTGGTAAAGCTGCCGGTGGTGTGATAAGACTCGGATCGCTTGATATACCGCTCGCTGATTGAGCGGTTACCCATCGCCGCCATCGCGATTTCGCGATTGCTCATCCGCTCGACTGGGTAGCCAGCACGCGACAGAACAGCGTACGCCAAGCGGTTGAGGCTCAAGCGTGCGAAGTCGTTAGCCCCGGCAGCCGGGTTGTCAACTTTGTGCCGCTGAACTCGAGCTCCTTGATAGGAGCGAATCAGCAAGCCGTCGCGGACGGCGGCATTGAACTTGTCGTCTTCGGAAGCCGTGACCTTGATCTCGGCTCCACCGACCGTTTGGCCGATCTCTTTGGTACTCATCTTTCGAAGGATCCTTTCGCGGGCGTCTTCAACGGATAAACCGGAATCGCAAAGCTCGTCAGCGAAGGCCCGCTCAAGCTTGGCAAGTTTGCAATCCTGGATAATGGTCTTCCGCCGCTTCGCGTCCGCGGTGAGGTGTCGCTTGACTTCCTCTTCCACGTCCATCGTTTTGGCGACAGGTTCGGTGGCTTCTTCGACTGGCTTGTCTTCCATGACTTCGCGTTTCGAAGCCTCAACAGGCTCGACTGGCAGAGATGCCATTTCGTCAGATACTTCGCTCGCTTCTTCTGCGGCTTCGCTGCCCATCATTCCGGCGACCCAAGCCAGGATCTGGTTGGGATCTTCCATGCCTTCGGGTAAGCCTTTCGCCTGCAAAGCGGCGAGCACTTGTGCATCGATCATTCGAGATGATTCCTTTCTTGCCGCTTCGAGATATGAGCGACGGACGGTTGAATAGTTGTCTGCCCCGCAAGCGACTAAGCTTGCATCCAAAGGCGTCCAACTCAGAACGATGTTTGCTGGGCCTTCGATGACGTTGCCAGCAGTTGTGCGATACGTTTCGCCGCGTTGAACAAACCGCGTCTCGAGCGGTTCGGCGGTGATCGAGAAGTCTGTGAGATGCCCTTCGGAAAGCTTTGCATAAGCTTCTTGCGAGGCTGCGTCAGATGCGAAGTAGGCATCGCCGCCGAACTCATCGCCATCGACGCTGACATTGCGAAGGCTGCCGACGACGTTGCGGATGGTGCTTTGATCGTGGCTATCGACGATCGGGAGTTGCGTGCGACCTGGACGCATTCGCATCCCGTCCATCAGCAGCACTTCCTTGACAACCATTCCGCGATCGTCGTCATAACGAAGAACGGGCGTTTCGGTGGCAGTTACAACGCGAACCGATCGCCGAGTTGCGTCAGCGGTCGAGGCAACCACCGAGACTTCCCGCATGACGAGCGATGGAGTTTTGGCTGGCGGTAGCTTGCCCTTTCTCATGCGTCCACCTCGTCCAGATTGGTTTCGATGGTTCCATCGCTTGCGTCGGCGATGAGTGCGTCGATGTTGGCTTGAGATAGACCAAGCGTTGACAGCAGCACCGACGCCTTGGTCGAGGTGATCGAGCCATCAACTAAGCCAGATAGAACGTCTTCGATGGCCTTGCCGTTTCGCTTCCATTGCAGGCGAGACAGACCAGCCATTTCGCCCGTACCGACTGCGGCTGGCTGCTCGGCCGGCGGTGCCGTAGCTGCAATCTGCATCTCTTCAGGAGTCAGCAGCCCGAGTTGCTTGCGTAGCCGTTCTTCCTTGGCTCGCTGATAGAAGACAGCTCGATACGAGCGACCGCGGCTACCCAGTTCCGTCTGGTAGTCCGACATGAACGTCTTGATAGATTGCTCGGCTGAAGCTTGTTCCGATTGCGGATCGACCCATTCCCACTCGGGAGTCTGCCACTCGACCGGAGCGTACTTGCGACGATCCTCTAGCAACTCAGCGGAAGTCGGAAACTCTTCCATCCCAGAGATTGCCGCAGCATCACAGAACGCATCCCAGATGGGTTGGCACATGTGATTGAGCAGATACCGCTGCCACCGACGAAAGCGGCGACGGTCTTCTAGCTGGGAGGTTCGCGAGGAAGAGTAGTTGGTTTTGCTGTAGTCACGAGCGACGATCTCATAGCTAAGCCCAGTACCAACCGCGATGCCTCGAAGCATCAGGCTGATCCACGGTTCGCTGGCCGAGTTTGGCCGGCCTGGGTTGGCCGACTCAATTGACTCGTTCGGCCGTAGCCGCATTACCATCCCGGGCTGTAGGTACTCGTAGGCGTTGCCGTCAGTGTCGACGGTGTCTTGATCGTTTGGGGCAAGCAGGCTGCCGATTGGCGTTTCACTCTTGATGGCGACTGTGAAGCACGAGGCAACAGCCGAAGCTTGCAGCTCGTTGTCAACGTATACGCCCAGGTCTCGCAGCCAAGAGAGAACTGGAGCAAACCAGCTAATCCCGCGAGTCTGTCCGATGCGGTCTCGGCGGAAGAGGTGCAGCACCTCGCTTGCGGGAATCCGCTCGGCGGTCCGGTGGACGCTGTAAATGCCGTTGGGATGGTCTGGATAGAGCCAGTAGGCAATGGGCTTGCCGAGGTCGTCCACCTCGACGCCGCGGATGATGCGGTTGCCAGTTTCGCGGCTAACGCGAGCATGATAGGTGTCCTTGTCGCCGGCGAGCCGGTCGGCTTCGATAAGCTCAAGAGCCAATGGTACTGGCCGAAGAATCCCGCGATGGGTTTTGCTCGGCGTGCGTACCAGGCGGATAAGGACTTCGCCAGCCTCGACAATTTCACGTTGGCAAATCGACTGGATCTCATCGAACGTGTATTGCCCGTTGATGTCGCAGACTTCGCACCATTCCCGCCAGGCCTTGTCGCGAGCCTCGTTGGTGTCCTCGATGTCGTCGCCTTCGGGAGTCTCATAGGTTGACTGGGCTTTGATCCCGCAGCCAACGACGCTCGAAACGATGGTATCGACGACGCCCCAGGCATAGCTGTTGTTTCGCACCAGCTCGCGAGCCCAAGCACGCATCGAGTCGGCACCAAACGGGCCCAGCAATTCCTGGTCTGCCGATTGATTCTTCGGCTTGCGGTTGGCGGTCAGCCGGTTTGGCTCGGCTCCTTGATAGCTACGGGCAATCCGCCGAGCTTGCATCCTGCGAAGCTTGGCAGCCGGAGCAAAGACGCCGATAAAGTTGTCGAGAACTTCGCCGATGCCAATCATGCGGATGGTTTTCCCATCTTGGCAAGGCGGAAAGCACCGCTGCCGTTCTCGCGTTGAACGGCAAAGAGAAGCTGATTGCGTTGCTCGAAAAGCGTGTTTAGATCGAGCTTCGTTACGCTGCGGCTGCCAATGTTGTAAGACGAAGCACCGCCGGTAAGGAGTGCTTCGATTGCCGCGTCAATCTGTGCTAGAAGATCTGCTGCCGATGCCATGCCATCAAGATGGCAAGCACATGTCAATTACTATACAGCTATTTACAATTGCAATTGTAACGGACGAAAAAACTACGGGCCTTCTTGTGCCCAGGTGTTGCCGCAAAAGCCGCACTTGCAATATCGAACCTTGCCGTGTTTGGCGTAGACGCGGGAATAGTTTGTTCGCGGTGGTCGATTGGCTGCACACATGGAGCAGTCCCGAGGGACGAACTCGCGAGGCTTTGGCTCGTCAATCAGACGAACGTCCGGCGTTGGCTCAAGCCGTGTCTCCATTGGGATCTGTAACCGATGTTCTCGCTTCCTCTTTGCCATTGTTTTCACCATCTTCGCTTGGGAATCCACCCTCCTGGACGAGAACGAAACTTGCCGTGCTGCCTTTGCTGCACTGGCTTAGGCTTTGGCTTTGGTTTGTCGCTGAGCTGTTGCGGCGATAGCTCAACCTCCGAGGGAGCAATCAGTTTGATCCCGCAAACCTCAGAACATGCGGCGGCCATGTACGTCGCGTCGAGCCAGTGGTTGTTTTCCGACTTGACGTTCCAAAACGTCTTGGCCCCTTTGCCTTCCTTGAATGAGGTAACTAGCTCTTCGGCCGCGATGTGATGAGCATAGGCTTGGTGCTTCTGGTTCCCGTCTAGCTCAAACAGCGACAGCGAGCCACGCCGCAGCATGTTTTGTTCGTCAAACGTCGGCGTCAAATATCGTTCGTGCACCCATTGCTTCCAATAATTGGTATCAAGCTCGTATAGCCAAAGTCCTTGAGAATCCAACCTAGAAGCGTGCAGGTTGCTTCCAGCTAGCACGGAAGACGACGAGGTTTTCTTCGGGTAGTACGGGGCAAACCCTTTTGACGGGTGGAATGGCGATCGAACCTGCCGGCAAAACTCATAGGCGGCATTGGTGAACGTCCCAGAGTCAACTAGAGCGAAGTCTATCTGTCGACGCTCGCCGGCCTGGTCGATGTACTCTTTGGCCAAAATAGCGTCTCGCCATTCCAGCAAAGCACGGTAGATCATCGGTTCGCTGCCTTCATGATCCATCGATGTATCGGTACCAGTAACCTCGGCAACTCCGTAATCGATCACAGCACCGCCGGCACCATTCCACCAGGCACAGACGACCCAGTGACAACGATACTTCCCGAGGTCGATAGCCGCGGTAATCGCTGCCGTATTCAACGGGCACATCTTTCTAGGCAGTCCGTTGACTCGGCTGGTAATGATCGCTGCGGTGAGCCCAGCTCCGACCGGGCCCGCCTCCTCCGGCGGGTCGTTGTCAATTTCTGTCGCAACCGCTTTTTCACCAAAATCGGCCACGCGGTTAAAGTACGCTTGAACGGCCGATAGTTCGATCGGTTCACCATCCGCGTGCAACCTCTTGTCGTAAGATTGTGCATTGGAGACGACGCAGCCATCTTCGATGTTGCTTTTAAGGTCTCGCCAGAATCGAAACGCTTCCCGGGCATCAGGGTCTTTCTCGGATCGGTTTTGACGCATCTCGATATATTGCTGAACCAAGTCCATGCGGTCGGGTCGCTTGACCATTTTTCGGTAGCGTCTTCCCTTCCAAGATGGCTTCAGCTTTGGGTCGGTGTACCGATAGGCGATGCACTTGCGGTTTTGGGTCGTGCACAGCATGACGCGGGAAATGCGGACGCCGCTCGGGCCGAGCCCTGCGATGTCTTGCTCAATCACCTCCTCGTTCTTGGCAATCAGCGTATCGGATGCCGCTGCTTCTCGGTCTTCGATGTCGTCGATGATTGCGATGGTTGGTCGTTGGTCACGATAGTTGGTGCCGCGGATCGGTCCGTCAACGCCGAGCGAGGCAATGATCTGGCCTCGGCTTACTGGCTCGCTGTTCTTCGGCCAGTCTGCCGGCAACTGCCATCGTTCAACCTTCGGGAATATGAGGTGATCGGAAGCTAGCTCGATGTTCGTAAGCTGTCCACGGACTGTCTGCATGCGGGCTCGGCTGCTCCATCCGCCGACGGCTTTGAACAGTACTCCGACCTCGGGAAAGTCTGCGATCAGCAGTTCGGATTGCTGTAGCTTTTCCTTGATTCCTTTTAGCTCGTTCTGGGCTTTGCTTTGCGACTTGCCAATAACGATCGGGAATTTCGAAAGGCCGGTGATTGCCAGCCACAATGCGACGAACAGAGCCAGGCGAGTTTTGCCTTCTCCGCGAGGCCCGGCGATCGCCTGGTCTCCGCCAAACATCGCGGCATTGATGATTGACTGAATCATGTCTGCACGGTCAGCCGTGAACTTTTCATAGAACACGTCGGCGAAGTACGTCTCGAGGAAAAGTTGACAATCCGCCAAACAGGCCAAACGACGGTCGATGGACTGCGGGCACGGGATGGCGATGTCTCGCTCAGCCGCCCGCTTCTTCGCCATCATAATTCGCTGGCGAGTCCGCTCGTCCATCTTGGGCTTCGATGGCTGGGATTGCAATTCCACTGGCAGACGCGAGCCTAGCAAGCTCTTCAGCTCCGAGGTGCTTAGCGAAGTCAACCAGTCTTCCACGTTGTTGATGCTCATCCTCCTGTATCAACCGCTCTTCTTCCAGGTTGATCTGGTCTGCGTGCAAAAGTGCTTTGGCCGCTGATGTCCTTTCTCGCGGCGAAGCTGTGCGATCTGCAACAATCAGCAACAGACTTGCAATGATCTTTTCGCGGTACTCTGCTTTGATTGGCCATCGTTCTCGCAATGCTCGCTCCATCAAACGCGTATCGCGGACACTCATTTAATATCTAAAGCGTTACGGTCGGAATTGCACCGCCCCTTCCCGACTGGAATGCCGGGCGTGCCGCTTTCAGCACTTGTAACGCGTTTTGGGTATGGTTTGCGTAGTGGCTCGATTCGCTTTCGCATTTCGTCATCTAATGGCATTAGATAGCGGTGTTTTATCGCTGCCACTACTCTTTCGGCATTTTTGTCAACGTGCTTCTTTAGCCACGGTATTGACTGTCCGCCTTTTCCGTATCTGCTGTGCAACGTCTTTGGGTGTTCAATCTTTCCATTAACTCGGTATCCGTGCGTTGCAACTGTTCCGTCGTAAATCCAATTGGTTGCCTGATAAATGCCGCCATGATGGCCTTGTGATGAATCCGCAAACGATATCACTAACCGAATATCTGGGCATTGTTTTTTCAAAAACTTTAACGCAATCGACAAAATGCGTGATGTTGAAACAGTATGCTTTGACAATGCTACTCTCGTTAGTTCGCAAACGCCGGTGATCGGTAATTGGAACCGTTTACCGTATTCTGGCGTTGCACCTTGGCCGAACAACACAACGCCGATAAACTTTTCACTTTCCCATGCCCCAACTTTCAATCGCTTAAACGATGGCAAACAACCGCTGTAATGCCAATTCTTGCAGGCATACTTAGCTGCCTCATGCGTTGCCCAATCAATTCGCAAATCAGATTTGCTCACGACAATCAAATTCCTGTCGACAATGAGGACAAGTCACAATCTTGGGTTCTAGTTGGTCAAGCTGCCCTTGGTCATCTTCAGACCCAGGCTCAAAATCTGCTAGCATCGCTTCAATTTCTTCAACAGAAAAACCTGCCGCAGTCGCTAGGTCTTCATCATCTGCCAGCAAGCCGTTTAACTGGGCCGCCAGAACGTCGGAATCCCATTCAGCTAGTTCAGCTGTCCGGTTGTCTGCGATAGCGTAGGCAACAGCGTCTGACCCATTTAACTCGGTGATGACAACATCTATAGAATCCCAGCCAAGCTGCTTCGCTGCCTCAAGAGTTCCGTTGCCAGCTCTGACAATGCCATTCCTGTCGATAACGATGGGCTTTTGCTGACCAAACCTCCTCAGGCTGGCGATGATTGCCTGGATGTTTCGATCATTGTGCTTCCTCGCATTTGCTGGGTCGTTGGAAAGCTCAGAAACAGACCGCTGCTCAATCTTCAATGATCACCTCTCAAGTTAATGGAAAATGGCCCCCTTACCCCCAGGCCAATTATTGCTATGAACGGACTAACTTTTTTTTGAAAAAGACGGCCTTTTCGCCGCA